CAGATTCTAGTGGATTGAATAGATTTAAATCTGGATTTTTTGTTGATAATTTTACATCAACATTATCACAAGAAAATAGCATTGAAATAAAAAACAGTATTGATGTTGAAAATAAAGAATTAAGACCAAAACACTATACAAATTCTATTGATTTAATTTTTGGTCCAGTAGAGAATACCGACCCAACTGATGATTTAGAATTTTCAACAATCGAAGGTATTAATGTTAGAAAAATAGGCGATATTGTTACTTTAGATTATGCTGAATTGGAGTGGTTAAAGCAATCTTTTGCAACAAGAACAGAAAGTGTTACTCCATTTTTACTTAATTATTGGAAAGGAACTCTTGAAATAATGCCGGCATCAGATACTTGGGTAGATACTGTTCGTTTAGAATCCAAAGTTATTGCAGTAGAAGGAAATTATGCACAATCTCTATCAGATGCAGCAAGAACATTAAATGTAGATCCTCAAACTGGATTTGCACCAACTGTATGGAATTCCTGGGTTGACATTTGGACTGGTCAACAAAGATTATCATCCACAAGAAATAGGACTGAAAGTAGAAGTACTACAAGTGGATACACTACAACAACCACTACAAATGTAATTCAAGATAATTTATTGGAAGTAATAGACACTGGTACATCATCAAGAAGTGGATTAAGAACTGTAGTAAGTACACAATTTGATCAAACTTCAGTAGGTGATAGGGTTTTAAGTAGAGATCTTATTACCTTTATGAGATCCAGAAACCTTCAGTTTGTATTAAAACAAATAAAACCACTAACACAATTATATGCGTTTTTTGATGGAGTAGACGTTACAAAATATTGCGTTCCAAAATTATTAGAAATTGATATGATTTCTGGTGTGTTTGAAGTTGGAGAAACTGTAACTGGTGTGGCTAGAGCAACTGGATTGGGACCAGATTTATCCAATGAATCTCCGAAAATTACTTTTAGAGTATCACAATTAAATCATAAAGAAGGTCCTTACAACTCCCCAAATAAAGTATTTCCGGAAAATCCTTACACAAATCAAGTATTATCGGCATCTTATTCTTCAACGTCATCAATATTAAATATTGATACATTTTCACTCTCGAACCAATCTCAAGGATTATTTGGTGGGTGGATTGGGAATGGAATGGTCTTAACTGGAAGGACTAGTGGTTCCCAAGCTATTATTACAAATGTCAGATTGATATCTGATTTATCGGCAACTTTGATTGGAAGTCTATTCATTCCAAATCCAAATAGCAACATTCATCCTAGATTTGAATCTGGAACTAAGTCTTTAGTATTTATTAATAATACATTTAATGATGGGAATCTTGCAACAACATCAGCTGAAGAAAAGTTTTCTTCTAGTGGAACTTTAGAAACTGTTCAAGAAAATATTTTATCGGTTAGAAATGCAAGGATTGATAACAGAACTCAAACTGAAGAAAAATTAATCTCCAAAACTACAGGAGCTCAGGTAGTAGGTAGCAATATTATTTCATCTTCATCTTCAAGTGTTACTAATTTTCCACCACCATCGTTTGGCGGCGGCGGGGGCGGCAGTGGCGGGGGCACCGGCGGCGGGGGTGGACAACTTATCGTTGGTGGTGTGATTATTTCCGGACCAAATACGGGACAACGAGCCACTGCCAGTACTGTAACCGGAAGTGTATCTGCAGTTTTGCGGGCAGTTGCAGCTCAAGCCGCGGGAACGGCCTACGCCGGAAGGGATCCTCTGGCTCAATCATTCTTAATTGATGAGGATACTGGAATTTTTCTTACCAGATGTGATGTATTCTTTAGAACTAAAGATAATGAGGATGTTCCAGTCACAGTTCAAATACGAACTATGCAAAATGGATTACCTTCAGAATTTGTTCTTCCATTTTCTGAGATTATATTGGATCCAGATGAAGTTCAACTTTCCAATGATTCATCTGTTGCAACTCCAATAGTATTTAAATCGCCAATTTATCTTGAAGGTGGAAAAGAGTATTGCATTTGCTTACTTTCAAATTCAACAAAGTATAGTGTTTATGTTTCAAGAGTTGGGGAAAATGATTTGTTAACGCAAACATTTGTTTCTAATCAACCATATTTAGGATCACTCTTTAAATCACAGAATGCTTCTACCTGGGAACCAAGTCAATGGGAAGACCTTAAGTTCACTCTTTATAGAGCAGATTTTATTGAATCCGGAACAGTTGAATTTTATAGTCCACAATTAAGTGAAGGTAATAATCAAATTGCAAAATTACTTCCAAATTCGCTCAATTTCAATTCTAAGAAACTTAGAATAAGTCTTGGATCTACTGTTAATGACATAGACTTAACAATTGGAAATACAATTCTTCAATTGGGAACTAATGCTTCAGGTAATTATGTTGCAAACGCAGGAATTGCAACAGGATCTTTAAATATTATTAATGCAGGTATTGGGTATACTCCATCATCTGGTATTGCAACATTCACTGGAGTTCCTCTAGAGACCATTACAGGTAATGGTAGAGATGCATCTGCAATAGTAACTATAAGTAATGGTATTGCAATTGGAGCATCAATTACATCTGGTGGAAGTGGTTATCGCGTCGGTGATGTTCTTGGAATTAGTAGTATAGGAGCAGTTAATGTAGGAAGAGATGCAAGATTATCATTATCTGCAATTTCCAATATCAATCAAATTATTATAGATAATGTTCAGGGAGACTTTGTTGTTGGCGCAGCAAATACTATTCAATTTGTTAATAATTTGGGAATCACCACATATTTAAATGGAACTGGTGTTTTAGTTGATGAAATTATCATTGAAAATGATGGACTACACATTAAAGTAGATCATAGAAATCATGGAATGTATTTTAATGATAACTTAGTTGTTATTTCAAATGCACAGTCTGATATTAAACCAACCAAGTTAAGTGTTCAACTTGCAGCAGATTCAACAGGATCAATATCAGTAGATAATTCTGGTTCTTTCTCTACTTTTGAAAATGTTGGTGTCGGTACAACAAATACTGGATATTTACTTATTGGAGATGAAGTTATTGAATATACTTCAGTTTCTGCAGGAGTGATTGGTGGGAATATTGTACGTGGACCATCTCCAAAAACTTATCCAGTGGGAACTCCAGTATACAAGTATGAGATAAACGGCATTTCATTGAATAGAATTAATAAGACTCATAATTTAAATGAGGTAACACTTTCAGAACCAATTACTTTTGATTCTTATCATATTAAACTTAATATGTCCAGTGAAGGAATTGATAGATCTTTTGATGGCGGATATCCAATTCTTTATGCAAATCAAACTAAGTCTACTGGTGGATATAACATTAGAGCAACTCAAAATATGCCTTTTGAAATTATTACGCCGCTTGTTCAAAATCTAACAGTACAAGGCACTTCTTTAAGTGCTGAAGTAAGAACAATTACCGGTCAAAGTTTAAGTGGAAATGAAATTCCATTCACTGATATTGGATTTGAACCTATTACGATTAATGCATCAAACTATCTTGATAGCACAAGAATTATTGCCTCAAAGGAAAATGAGGATAATAAACTCTCCAATTTGCCCGGCAATAAATCAATGAATATGAGATTAACTCTTGGTACAACTGATACTAGACTTTCTCCAGTCCTAGATACCCAAAGAATTAGCACAATTTTAACATCAAATAGAGTTAATAGTGTAATTGAAAATTATGCAACCGATTCAAAAGTAAATACAATTAATGAAGATCCAACTGCATTCCAATACCTATCTAAAGAAATTACTTTAGAAAATCAAGCATCCTCAGTCAAAATTATACTTGATGCCCATATTAATCTATACTCTGATATTCGTGCTTTTTATGCAATAAGTGAGAGTCAAAACTTTAATCCAATATTTACACCATTCCCAGGATATAATAATTTGGATTTTAGAAAACAAATTATTAACTTTGAAGATAGTAATGGTTTATCTGATAACTTTGTTTCTCCCACAAATTCTATTGGATTCACTTCACCTGAACTTGAATATAGAGAGTATGTATTCACTGCAGATGATTTACCACCATTTAGATCTTATAGAATCAAACTTGTGTTAACATCTACAAATCAAGTTTATGTACCTAGAGTGAGAAACTTGAGAGTGATCGCTCTAGCATAGAATGAATTTTATTAAAGTAAAAGGTCACGATCATCTGATTAGAGATCCAAAGACTAATTCAATTATTAATACAAATATGTCTGAGTATAATGAGTATCTTTCTAGAAGAGATTCTAAAATGGAAGAGAACCAAAAAATACAAAATTTAGAGAGAGATCTTGATAACATAAAAGGTGATTTGGATGAAATTAAAAACTTATTGAGAAATTTAGCAAATGGATCCAAATAGTATAGAACTTTTAAATTTAACAAAAAGTTTTGAATATATAAAATTTAGTAATCAAATTGATAATATTGATGATATTGATGCTATTAAAACTCTGGCCAAATGTTACTTTAAATTATATTTAAAGCAGCAAGAAGTAGTTATTAATTTAGCAATACCTGAATCATAAATATTCTTATTGGAGGAAATATAAATGGCTCAACCATCTTCTAGACAAGAACTTATAGATTATTGTAAAAGAAAGTTAGGTGCTCCAGTATTGGAGATTAATGTTGCAGATGAGCAGATAGAAGATTTGGTAGACGATGCTGTTCAATTCTTTCAAGAAAGGCATTTTGATGGAGTATATCCAACATTTTATAAGTATAAAGTAACTCAAGAAGATATTGATAGGGGAAAAGCTAAATTTGATGACGTTAATGCTGGTATAGCATTTACCTCTGTTACTACAAATATAGTGGGAACGGCAACAACCTTTAATTACTTTGAAAATAGTAACTATTTACAAATGCCGCCAAATGTGATTGGTGTAAATAAAATTTTTACATTTGATGGTGCAAATACAATTACTAATAGTATGTTCAGTGTGAAATATCAGTTATTTTTAAATGATATTTATTACTGGGGATCAACGGAACTTCTTAGTTATGCAATGGTAAAGACATATCTAGAAGATTTAGACTTTTTATTGAATACGCAAAAACAAATACGCTTTAACAAAAGACAAGATAGATTATATCTTGATATTGATTGGGGATCGGTAACAACAAGTCAATACTTCGTAATTGATTGTTACTCAACATTAGATCCTAATGATTATTCAAGAGTTTGGAATGATTCATTTTTAAAACCTTACTTAACATCTCTTATCAAAAAGCAATGGGGTCAGAATATGATGAAATTTACTGGAGTTAAACTTCCAGGTGGTGTTGAATTAAATGGAAGACAAATGTATGATGACGGTCAAAAAGAAATTGATATGTTGATGGAGAAAATGTCCAATACTTATGAACTTCCACCTTATGATATGATCGGTTAAGAAATATGCTCAATCCCTTTTTTCTTCAAGGTTCAAAAACAGAGCAAGGACTAATTCAAGACTTAATCAACGAACAGTTGAGAATGTATGGCGTTGAAGTTTATTATCTTCCTCGTCAATATGTTACAGAAAAAACAGTCATAAGAGAAGTTATAGAATCTGAATTTAACAATGCATATCCAATAGAAGCGTATGTTGATACTTTCGAAGGATATGGAAATAATCCAACCATCTTATCAAAATTTGGAATTCAAGCATTAAATGAAATTACTTTAGTAATTTCAAGAGAAAGATTTTCAAATTATATTTCACCTTTAATTAAAAATCAATCTAATATCAAATTATCATCCAGACCAAAGGAAGGTGATTTGGTTTATTTCCCTCTTGGAGATCGTCTATTTGAAATTAAGTACGTAGAGCACGAAAAACCCTTTTATCAACTTCAAGGATTATATACCTATGAGTTGAGATGCGAACTCTTCAGGTATGAGGATGAACTTGTTGATACCGGAATTGGATTTATTGATGATAATATTAGTGGAGAAGATGCAACAAATCAAGATCAAGTTGCAGTTGGTAATTTAACAACTCTTACTATGGTTGGAGTTGGAGTTACTGCAACCGCAGATGCTTCAATTGTAAATGGGGGTATTAGATTTATTACCGTTACAAATCGTGGTGGAGGATATATCAGCACACCTACAGTTGGTATATCATCTGCTTCTGTTGGTGGAGGAACTGCAAGTGCTGTTGCAGAGATGATTGGTGGTATCGTAGTTTGTACTGATAATACAAATCCACAGGCACAATCAGTTCAAAGCGTTGTTCTAACAAATGCAGGATATGGATATACCGTAACTCCTGGAGTAAGATTTATTGGTGGTGGTGGAAATGGTGCAACTGCTACTGCAACACTTGGAGATGGAATAGTTGGTATTATTACAGTCACAAATGCAGGATCTGGATATGTAATTTCACCATCTGTTATATTTGCAGGAATATCTTCAGTTTCTGCTGCTGCAACTGTAAGAGTTTCTACTGCAGGAACAATTACATCAATTCGTATTACAAATGCTGGTCTTGGATATACCGTACCTCCAACCATTACAATTGCAAATCCTTCCTTAAATTCTACAGGGAGTTTTATTTTTAACGAACTTGTAACAGGATCCCAAAGCGGCGTAACTGCAAAAGTTAAATCTTGGAGTTCTGTTACAAATATACTTCAAGTATCTCAAGTTACTGGGGAGTTTATTAATGGAGAAAATATTGTTGGAACTGCATCAAGTGCATCACATTATTTAAGATCCATTGATGTAGATCCAGTCAATGATGGATATGCTTCAAATAAAGAAATTGAGGAAGAAGCAGACACAATTATAGATTTTAGTGAACGTAATCCATTTGGGATGCCATAACTTAGAATTATATAAATATTAGTTATTAATTGATTAAATAGTAGTATCATAAATTAAACTGTATGTTTGAATACTTTTATCACGAAATTTTACGAAGAACCATAGTTTCATTTGGTTCTCTGTTTAATGCTATTACCATTAAACACAAAGACAACTCAGATCAAGTTGTAAGCGTGATTAAAGTTCCTTTTGCATATGGACCAACTCAAAAGTTTCTTGCAAGACTCAATCAATCGCCAGATTTAAATAAACCAATTCAAATCACATTACCAAGAATGTCATTTGAATTTACTGGTTTAACTTATGATCCTACAAGAAAGGCTACCACGTCACAAACTTTTACTACAAAATCTGCAACTGACGGAACAGAAACAAAGAAAGTTTATCTACCTGTTCCATATAATTTGCAATTTGAAGTTAGCATTATGTCAAAGTTAAATGACGATGCTCTTCAAATTATCGAACAAATAATACCATATTTCCAACCAGCATACACAATGACGGTTGAATTGGTAGATGAAATCAATGAAAAAAGAGATGTTCCTGTAATTTTAGAAAATATCACAATGCAAGATGATTATGAAGGCGATTTTACAACTAGAAGAGTTTTAATTTATACATTAAGATTTACTGTAAAAACCTATCTATTTGGTC